GCAGGCTAAAAGAAATGGGATACCAAGCCAACAAACTACTGACAGGAAGTTCCCCAACGAGGGAGAGAGACAGATTCCTGAACCTAAAAGCCCAACTGTATTGGAGACTGAGAACCTTGTTTGAGGAAGGGAGAATAAAAATACCAAACCATCCGACACTAATAGAGCAACTGAACAAACTAAAATACGAAATAACAAGCGCGGGAAAAATCAAGATAATAGACCCGGAAGACAAATCTCCCGATTTTGCGGACAGTCTATGCTATGCGGTTTCCTATTACAGGCCCAAACTGGTGTTCTCAAAGGTCAGAATGACCTAATTACTAATTAATATATACTAAAAACATAGTTTTATTATGTTAAAGAGGATAGGGGAAATTTTTTTCAGAAAAAAGGAGCAATTAAGCACCCAGGGACAGATATGGTTGAGCCGACTAATCTCCGGAAAATACGGATTCAACAAAAAACTGATAGAGGACATTTATCAGGAAAAAGTCTTGACTCCCCACGAGGAGATGAGGGAATGCAGAAACTTATATTTAACCAACTCCTTGATAGTCACGGGAGTGGAGGTATTAAAGGATGTAATCGTAGGAGACAAACTGAGTGTTGAGAGCAACCAGAAAGCCACTGTTGATTTTTTTGAGGAGTTCTTCGAGAATTCGGGGTTCATTTTCGCACTAACGGAGGCGGTGGAGAACTTCATAATCGTGGGAAACGGATATATAGAGAAGTTGGGGAGCATAACCAACAAAAACCAGATATTGAGTTTCAAGGCACTTCCGCTTCCTGAACTAATATGGAAAGACATGAAGAACGGAAAACTCCAGAGATACATCCTTGAAGTCCCAACTCCAGAGCAGACAGAGGGAGTGGGATGGCACACAATAACCTATTTGGGAAGACCCCAAAGAATCAGAGGAATAGAAATCCAACCAAACAAACTAATCCATCTGAAATACGGAATAGGGGCATTCTCGGAATACGGGAGAAGCCCACTGGCAAGTTCAATTAATGACGCAAAGATATTGAGGGAGATGGAGAGAGCATACGCAATAATCTCAAGATACAAGGCAGTCCCGAGAAAAGTGATAAGGTTTCTTAATGAGGACGGAACAGACATAAGCCCAGAGGAAAGACTGGAACTCGAAAACAACCTGAACAATTTAGAAGATTTCGAGAACCCGATAGTAAACAAAAAAGTGGAAATTCAGGATTTGAGTTATGCGGGAAAAGAGATAAATCTGGCACAGGTAATGGACTACCTAAAGACCAAACAAACTTTACCATTAGCACCGAGTTTCTACATATTGGGACAGGAAACCAACTACGCGGTGGCACACGACCAAAAGGATTTGTTCATGTTGAGAGTTAAGCACTTAAGAAGAATGATATCGAACGCAATAAACCCAATTCTCCAGCAGATAGCCCTCCAGAACAATTTAGACCCAGAGGTGAAACTGAAATTCGGAGAGTTCAGTTTTGACACGGAAGACGACAAAGTAAACAGAATTTTAAGAAAATTCCAGTCGGGAGTGATAAGCCTTGAGGAGGCAAGAAAAGAATTAGGATACAGAAAACCAAAAGAGGGAGACACTTTCAGAAATCCGTCTTCTTTGCCTTTTTTACCTTCTGAAAATGAAAATCAACCACAATAAAATCAACCGGGTTAAGTATTTTGGAGTGAGAGGGAACATACTCAAATACAAGCAGATAATTCTCCAGCACTTCGACCCAGATTTCATAAAGAAACTAATCAGGCAATACATAGGAAAGGAGAGTTTCGAGGAGGACTTATACACTTTGTTCAACAGGATTCTCACAACCACAATATTGAAAGAAATAATGGAACTGTTGGAAGATAGTTTTACCAAAGGAGGAAAGAGGGTCCTGAACACAAAAGGAGAGGTAATAAAACTGGGAAAAGTAATCAACAAGCAGGCATTACTGACTCTCCAATCTTCTCAATTGGAATATTTGTCCAATCTGGCAAAAGAACTTGCGAAAAGAGTTACCAAAATCCTGTCCAAAGGATACGAAGAGGGAATGAGCATAGACCAAATAGCAAAACAGATAGAGGAAAACATAGACAACACCACAAAGGCAAGAGCGGAATTAATAGCGAGAAGCGAAATAATCAAAGCAAGTGCAATGGGAACAAAACAAGGAATGAGAGAGGCGGGAATAAAAAAATACATGTGGCTAACCGCAAGAGATAAAAAAGTCTGTGCTTTGTGCAAAAGTTATGACGGAAAGACCTTCTCCGTTGACGATGAAAATTCTCCCATCCCTGTTCAAGATTCGCATCCTAATTGTAGATGCACAATTATAGCAAAATGACTTACTACCAAATAATTCGGAAAATACTGGAAAATTCAGAGAGGCCTCTGAATGTTCAGGAGATATGGAGAGAGGTCAAAAAAATAGAGAAAAGAGTGAGCATAGTGAGAATTTACATAGTGTTGGGCAAAATGTCAAAGAAAGGAAAGGTAAAAAAACAAAAAAAAGGACTATACAACTATTACGAGTGGGCAGGATTTAATAAAAACCCAAAAGAGCAATAGAATTATGGAAGGAAAAAAAGTCTGGATAACGGCGGAGAGTTTCAAGGCAGAGGAAACAGACAAAGGAATAATGGTAAGAGGACTTGCATTGCCTTTCGGGAAGAGGAGCAGAAACGGAGCAACCTACAACAAAGAGAGAATAATAGAAATAGCGGACACCTTGAAAAACAAGCCATTGCTTTTCAACCATGATGAGACAAAGATAATCGGACACACCACGGAGAACATCACGATAAAGGATGACGGACTTTACTACGAGGCGGACATAGACCCGCAGGAAGAGTATTTCGTGAGGAAAATCAAGAGAGGGGACATAAGAAACGTGAGCATCCAGGGAATAGTGGACAAAGTCGGAGAAAACAACGAGGTTTTTTTGTCGGAATTTCTTGAGTTGTCTATGGTCACAATTCCCGGATTCAAGGACACCAATGTCACAACTTTAGAGAAATTATTGAAGGAGAGGGAGAAAGAAAAAGGAAAAATAGCAGAACCATTTGCAGGATACAAGGATTTCCAGGATTGCGTGAAGAAAAACCAAGACAAAGACAGTCCGGAGGGATTCTGCGCCTGGCTTCACAAAAAGGCAACAGGAGACTGGCCAAGCGAGAGTTTTGAGGGAAAGGAAACATTAGAAAGATTAGAGAAAATAGGATATTTCGGAGACACATACAAGGAAGCGGAATATCCTTGGGACCAGTGCATAAGGGACATGAAAAAGAGAGGCTACGATGAGGAAACAGCCCAAAAAATATGTGCGGCAATCAAGAACAGGAGCATAAAACACCTATTGGATACGGGATTAGCCGACAATCCGATAACGGCAATCAAGATAATTGAGGAAATAATCTCCTACAACAAGAATATTTTTAATAAATACCAGAGAAAACAAGATATTAATATGAAAGAAGAAGACAAGCAAGAAGAGGAAGAGAAGAAAGAGGAAGAAATAGCACAGGAAGACTACAAAGACATTCTCGAAAAGATAGTCAGCAGACTTGACAAAATTGAGGAAGAACTAAAGAAAGTCAAGGAGAAGCAGGACGAGGAAGAAAGAGAGGAAGAAGCAGAGGAAAGTGTGGCAAGCAAAAACGTTCCCAAAATGCAGGAATCTCTTGATATAGATGAATTGAGAAGGGTGATTGCAAAATGAAAGTAGAAAATTTAGGAAAGGGTATAGTTCCCGGATACACAAGGAACACAGAGATGTTAGGCCAATTGATGATTAACGAAATCCTGAAGACCCAATCGGAGAGATTCAAGGCCATTAGAGAATACCTTGAAACCAGAAAGGAGCAATTGACATTGGGCAACAACACTGCACTCACAACCACTATTGTAGCAGGTTTCGTGGAGAAGCAGTTAAGACCCATTCTTTTGGCGGAAGGAGTAATCAAAAAAATTCCTTTCAACCTAAGAGGAGCAACAGGAATAAAAGTTCCCAAAGGAGTGAACCTTACAGCACAGGCTATTACCAACGGAACTGTAACAGCGGACGACCAGAATTATGGCTCTATAACCATAACACCAAGTTGGGTAGGTTTGAGGACAAGTTTCACCCATGAATTACTCCAACAGGCAAATGTCGATGTAATAGCGGACAAGTTGGAGGAGATGGGTGTCGCAATAGCCAAAAAAGTTGACAGCGATATTTTAACCGAGATGAAGAAAGCGGTAACCAAAGGAGACTCCGCCTATGGAGACAACGCAAACTATGTTTACATGGGAAGCGGAACGGACATAAGTTATACAGGACTAACGAACGCAATCAGCAAGGCACACGGCAACGACATGGACCCGAACTTCATTCTGGTTAATCCTACAAACGAGGCAAAAATACTCCAGGATACAACGATGAAGACATTCATAAAGTTCGAGTCGGCACCGGTGGGAACGGCACTTCCAAGAATTAACACATTATACGGAATGAAATTCTTGGTAAGCAGTCAGGTTCCAAACAACTACACGATATTGGGAGACACAACCAGATGCGGTTATTTCGTGGACGCTTCTCCAGTTCAGACATGGGACGGAAGAATTGACAATACCATAAAATTCGAGGTGTTGGCGGCAAAATGCTACGGAGTAGGCATAGTAAGACCAAAAGCATTAGTCGGAATAATTGACAACACGGCAGAACCATCTTAATCGTGATTTTTTATTTTTGATTTTTATTTATAAAGTTTTATTTATTAGAGTTATTAATATTTATATGAGATATTGCCCGAATTGTAAAAGGAATGTGGAGACGGAAAAAAAGTTCAACTGGCTGGCATTCCTTTTAGGTCTTGCCTGCATGGGAGTGGGAGGGATTTTGTATATCCTGTATTACCTGATTCTAAAAAGACCGAGATGCAAGCGTTGTGGAGTTGAACTTTGATTTTTTTCTTTTTTATAAATACTGGAAAATAATACATTTATGGAGAGAGTTGTAGTAAAGGTCAGAGCAAACAGGAAACTGAACTTGGGCAAGCAACCAAACGGAGAACTGGTGCATTTTGACGAGGGAGAGGAAAAAATAGTGGAACTGAACGACACAATTCAATTCTTCATAGACAACGGAGCATTGGAACTTTTAGAAGGAGACGAGAGAGAGAGCAAAAAACTATCCGAAATAGAAAAACTGATGGAATTCAAACACATAGGAGCGGAACTTGGGCAGGTCCTGGCAGAGAGGTTCAAAACCTATGACAATTTTGTAAACACGGCAACTTTGGAGGACATAATAGCACTTCCAGGAATAGGAAAGGAGAGAGCGGAGGAAGTATACAAAGAGGTATTGAGATTAAGGCCGAAAAAAACTAATAAATATTCAAAAAAAGGTAGATAATTATGACAGCAACTTGTGAAGTTAAGGTATATACCGGAACAGACGCGGGAACGGAGAATCCCACTTCAGGAGACGCAGACAATATGAATTTAATGAGTGCGGACTCTTATGACAGCGACGGGACTCAATACCAATCCTATCCGATTAGCGTTCCGGATTCAGGAACTAATTATAGTTACGAGAGATGGGTCAGGTTGAAATTCAGCAACACATTCAACAAAATAGAGAACATAAAGGCGTGGAAATCCTCCGGAACCTTGAGCGATTCTAATTTGGACATAAAGGCGGGAACCACAACCACAGGAGCGACACCGACAAACTCCCAATCCACGATAGCCACAACTTCTTTGACATCTTGGGACAGCGAGAGCGAGGCATTGGATTTGACACCAAGTGGAGGGATAACATCAAGCCCAGGATACTCCAAATATTTAGTTATGCAATTGGTGGTTCCAAGCACGGTAACAACTCCTGGTGATGTAGGAACTATAGTTGTAACTTTTCGTTACGATGAGTCATAGAAGAATCTAATAGTTTTTATATATATTTTTTATTATTATTTTAATATATGAAAAAAATAAGAAAACAATGTCCTGTTTGTAAAAAAATATTTGAAATTCCTCATTGGAAAAAAAATAAATATTGTTCTTTAACATGTTATCATAAATCTCCAAACAAAGGAAAACCTCCTAAAAAACCAAGAAAAAAATGTATTGTTTGTGGAAAAGAAATACCCTTAACCAATAAAAAATATTGTTCTATCAAATGTGCTCATGAAGATTTAAAAGGAAAAGAAAGACCTGATTTAAGAATAATTCCTGAAAAAAGAACCTGTCCTATATGTAAAAAAACCTTTCTTGTAGGTGGAAGAAATAATAAACCAAAAAATGCAAAATATTGTTCAAGAGAATGTGTTGCTGAGGCTTTAAAGTATAGAAGAATAGAACAATACAAAAATAGAGCAAGTAAGCATCCTTATAAATACTCAAGAATATGGAAGAATTTAAGAAAAGAAATAATAGAAGAAAGAGGCTATTATTGTGAGATGTGTGGAGAAAACAAAAAAATTCTGAATTTACACCATATAATACCTTATGAATTTGGAGGAAAACATGAAAAATCTAATCTTATGCTTTTATGTGTAAGATGCCATAATAGTATAGAATATCTTACAAACAAATTATTGGAAGAAAATACTAAAAGCAAGATACTTAATTTAATAAATAAAATTGTTTCTAATTAGAATTATAATCTGAAGTTTTATGTTTTGGAATAAACTCAAATGGGAGGCAATAGGAGAGGGAGAGAGCATAAAAGATACAGACATTATCAGATTCAACCAAAAAATCAAAGACAAGAATATAGAAAAAGTATATTTCAGGAATGAATATAACAATGTTATAATCAACCTAACCAAACCTTCAATAATTCTGAACGGAGAAAAAATATTCGAGAAAAACATCAAAAATCCCGAACTCCTAAATTTCAGGAGAAAGAAAGTCCAGATTTCCCTGAACGGAGAGATAAAAGAAGAGTTGGAGGGCTACGGGATAGGCCTGAAATACACCGAGGGAGAGAGGGAGAGGAAAACCTACATTTTAATAAATGGAAAAGAATACAAAATTATGGAGGAGTGAATATGGCAAAAAGAATAAGACCAAGCAGGATTAGAAAATACGCAGAATTGATAGGAGGGTTGAGCATTCCCTTAGTAATCTTTCTGTTTGCCTATTTACAAAATATAGGAGCAATTACTGTAAACAACTATTCGGGAGACATGGTTTGTGCGGGAACTCCGGAAGACCCTTGCTACGCTTATCTGAATTTCACGGCAAACACAGATATTTATATTTATCCCTCTCCCAACAACTCTTGGCTTTTCTCAACCGACAAAAAACTCAAACTCCTCAAAGTAGAGAGGAAGTGGGGAAAGGGATGGAGAGAGATTAAGTTAAACGAGAGTTGCAACGGGAGATGGTGCGGATGCTATTGGTGTGACAAGAACCACAAGGCAAAATACTCTTATGTTTTCAGGAAAGGGAGAACCTATCTAATAAGATTTGTGGGCTATAAATACAATCCTTATTCTGATGTTAAGTGGTCATTTAGCGATAAAATAGACCCGCTATGGAAGGGAGTAAA